AGCCGCGACGACTGCGCCCGCGCCCTGGTCCGTGAAGGCTACGCCACCGACCCCAGCTACGCCGAAAAACTAATCCGCCTCATGAACGAGAACGACAAAACACCATGCACGGCAGCACGATGCCGCCTCAACGTCCCATACGAATACCAACTCGACAACACCTCCGGCACGGGCTATCGAGAATGCTTCTCAAGTAGCTGTGCAATGCTGGCGCGTTACTACGGCAAAGTCGGCTCCGACGACGAATACAACCGAATCCGCAGCCATTACGGCGACACCACCTCCACAACTGCACAAGTCAACACCCTTCGTTCTCTCGGCCTCGACGCCCGCTTCATCTCCAATGGAACGTCCGTCATGCTCGAAAACGAAATCAAAAATAACCGCCCCGTCGCCGTCGGCTGGCTCCACCATGGTCCGGTCCAAGCACCAAGAGGCGGCGGCCACTGGACCTGCCTAGTCGGCCTGACCCCCAACACCTTCATCTTCCACGATCCAAACGGCGAAGCCGACATGATCAACGGCGACTACGTCAACAACACCCCCACCGCCGGCGAATACGTCGAGTACAGCCGCAAAAACTGGCTCCGCCGCTGGGAAGTGGACGGCCCTGGAACGGGCTGGGCAATCATCGCCACCGCTGTGTAAAGAAAAGGTAAATATAGTTACCATATAAACAGCCGCAAATCAAGACTCTTGATGTTGCCTGGCGCGAGGTGGTAGTGGACCACCAGATCGACGAGACCCAACTCGTCCCACGGAAGCAGGCAAAGGTCCGCTTCCGCGACCGCATCTTGACCGAGTGGAACTACTGCTGCGCCTACTGCGCCGAACCCCTCGGCAAAAACACAACCCTCGACCACGTCATCCCCAAGTGGAAAGGTGGCCTAACCGAAAAACGCAACTTGGTCGCCTGCTGTTTCTCCTGCAACAGCCACAAATCAGGCCACGACTGGAAAGACTGGTTCAAACAACGAACCTACTGGACCGAAGCCCGCGAAGCCCGCATCGAAGAGTGGCTCGAACAATAAATCGCCTCCGCCACCGCCTTCGCACTCTGCTCCCCAGTCGTCTCAACACACAAACCGCCTCCAGGCGTACAAACCCGGAAGCGGTACTTCCCTAACTGCTCAATCGGGACCCTCGGACGTTCCATCGCCAGAACTCTTATAGATCCGTTCTAGGTGGTCCGCAATCGGATTACTACCATCCATCGGCATTTCATCAAAAGGCGAATTCGCCACAAACAGCAGTGGTCCGTCCATCTGCTTCACCGCCACCATCCCAGTACGCGGACTCTTAACCAGGATCCCCAGCGCTTGCCGCTCCAGCCAATTAAGGAATGGGATCTGCATAACTACACTATACCGAACGCCGCTTCCGCCACCGCCGGAAAGCATTTCTTAAAAAGCCGCTGACAGTCCAACGCCACCTGCCTGTGCTCCAGCTGCGTATCCTCACTGGTACGTAATGCAAGGTAATGCACCCAGCTCCGCACCGTCCCGTTCATGTACATCGTCGTCGGAGTACAAAGCGGCAAAATCCGCCGCGCCGTCTCCTTCGCCACCCCACGCTCCAGCAATGATTCGTAATACAAGAACGCATCCCGAATAATCACCGCCGCCCCAACCTGCAAATCCTGCTGGTTCGTCGGATGAATATCATCCAAACTGTTCTGCCTATTCTGTGTATCCTGCCTGCGGAAATACGGAATCTCCGCCGGCTGTGTCCTGGAATACCTTGTGGAAAACTCCTGGAACGAGAATGACCTATGCCGCAAAATCTGAGCAGCAATATCCCGCTCAGTATGGATTTTGACGCACATGTTCGCCATCTCAAACGGCGACCAATGCTTGTGCTCAATCAGGTACTTCAAGAGCCGTGGTCCGGTCTCAAAGTTATCCTCATTGGACGGATTCGACACCCGCGCCATCTTCACCATCAAGCGCTCCGCATCAGGAGTCGCCCAAACCAATTCAGCCTTGCTCATAATCATGCAGCGATTTAATCAAATGACGCAACACGTCCTCTCGAACGTGGTAATGCTTGTGGCACGTAACATGCCATTTTTCAATTGGAATCTCAACCGAAAAAGAACTCTCCCCACAAGTAAGACACTCCCGCTTCCGCGTTCTTGCCAAATTATGCGAAATCCGCCCACTAGAAATGCGAAACTTGCTTCTAGATGACTCACCACAATTAGGACACTCCATCAGCGCACATAGTTCTTCGAGTTTGCAAGCACACGAAGCCGCGTCAACGCCCGATGGCATCTCTGCCTGGCACGTTCCCGCGACATCCCATGCTCCTTGGCCACCTTAAGATAGCTCGCCGGATCCCCACCCTTCAAGGCATACAACGCCTCCACGATGGAACGATCCACATCATCCAAATGCCCGAGCATCTCCTCCAGCTCAAACCCCGCAAAACTCTCCTCCAGCTGATCCATCGGATGCTCCCCATCCGAAATCACATCCAATAACAACGCATCCCCATCAGTCACAACCCGATCCAAGCTGTCACAATCAAAACTCCGATCCAGATAATCCCGCATCCTCGAAGGATTAGTCCCGCAGAACTCCGCGCACTCCTCCAACATGGGCGCCCTCCCGTGAATCGCCTCAAACTGAGGCTTCCAATGCCTCAACTTCGACAACAACTCAACTGCATGGGACGGCAGCCGAATCACCCGATCACTACAACTCAGATACCGCGTAATCGCCTGCCGAATCCACCAATACACATACGTCGAAAGCGCATAACCCCGCTCTGGATCAAACTTCTTCACCCCATGCGCCAACCCCATATTCCCCTCCTGCACAATGTCAATCATCTCCGTCCTCTTGGCATGGGGCGCATACCGCTTCGCAATCGAAACCACCAACCGCAAATTACAATTCACCAGCTTGTGGTACGCCCTCTCCCCAACTCGCTGCTGCCTTTTCGTCGGATTCTCCGCCTGCAGCCACTCCTGCACTTGCCGCGCCAGCAAAATCTCCTGCTCCTTATTAAGCAACGGATACCGCAAGATGTCGCTGATGTACTTCGTAAACGCATCCATCAGTAGTTCACCTCGATAATTTCAGGCGTCGTACCCAGCGCTGGAGCGATGGCCCGTGCCACCTCCACAGCCTTCTCTATCGTCACATACGAACAGGCATCTTTCGCCTTATCAGTGAACAGTATCCCATCATGCGGATGGAGCATTCCGTAATACGCGGCCAAATAAACCTGTTGGTCCTGCCGCAACAAAGCGAGCGCGTAGCGTGATCCCATGGGGCGTGTGCTGACTGCCCGCATAAATTAGCACACTAGCCCCGATAGTCCAGTAAGACGGGGTTAACTCTCTACATTTTCCTTAGGTTTCATCCGCCCCTCAACCCGCTTCCTCACCGACTCCCTCCAAGCCGCCTCATCCTTCGCAACGGCTTCGTTATATGTCGATGACGGCAGCTCCTGCTTCAGCACCTTATACACCATCTCCCGCACCAATGCCGTGGGACGTAAGCTCTTCTGCTCCGCCAGCTCCATCAGCAATGCCGCCCGGTGCGGATCCAACAGGATCTGCATGTAAGTTTTGTTGCCGTGGCGTATCGCCATGTGCTATACGATGCTGTGCAATAGTCTAGCACTGTGCTACCAACGCCCTGGATCGTCCACATGCTTCCGCCACCCAGTCTCTTGCCGCTTCCTAGCCTTTGTGCGCTGCTTACGGCAGCCACTCCTCACCTCCCTGGCCCGCTCCAGGAACTCCGCTGCCCTCTGCAAATCTGCCGTGGTGGCACGGGCGATCTCGTACTGCAGGTAGGTCATGATGATCTGCCGCCCCGTTTTCGGTTGCATACGCCGCAGCCATCGCCTCACTCAACGTACTGTAGTACCCAAGTTCTCTTTGCACACGGCAGGACCAGCCGTTACCTGTCCGATAAATGCTGGCCCGCATGTGTCCTCCCTAGTGAGTTTCCGCCCAGGTCTTACCGACTTGCACTTCTGCCAGCGGCGGTATCTCACCCAGCCACTTAGCCTCGGCCTCTTCCATCACTTGTTTTAGCTGGTCCGCCCACTCCTGCGCCACCTCCTCCCGCACCAACAGCAAGATTTCGTCATGGACCGTCCCAGCAATCCGAACAGTGTCCTCCCCTGCCTCTAATACCCGAGACCACAACCTCCCAAGCGCACACTTAAGAATCGCCGCACCAGCCCCCTGGATCGGTGTATTACACCTGACCGTCAGCCGATTCATATCACCCGGCAAAAACCGCCGCATCCCCGTCTCCGGAATCTTGATAAACGGCATGTTCCCTTTCCCCGACGTCTGCGTCCTATCCGCATCATTCGCATTCTGCTGCTGCCACTCCTTCACCCCCTGGTACGTACTTAACCGTTGCTCCCGAATCTTCGCCGCCTCCTCCAACGACATCACAATCCCCGACGCACCAGCATAGTTCCGCAGCCCCTTCGCACCTGACCCATACAACAAACCAAAATTTGCAGATTTCGCAATTTGCCGCGTGCAACCAATCGCCTCAGCAGTAACCGTATGCAAATCCTCCCCTGCCTGGAACGCCTTGGTCATCCGTTCATCCTGGGCGACCGCAGCGGCGAGGCGCAACTCCATCTGACCAAAGTCAGCGTCAACAAGCACCCAACCATCAGGAGCCTGCACACATCGACGAAACTCTTCATCCCTCGGAATCTGCTGATTGTTCGGCTTGATACATGACATGCGGCCAGTCTCCGCCCCAAGCTGCAAATAGCTGGCACGCACAAAGCCATCAAGATCCATCTTCTCCAGAATCGACTCCACCATCTGCCGACGCTTCTCCGCCTTCTTCCAAGCCAAGTACGTCTGCACAACATGGTGGTCCGCTGCATACTCCCGAAGCGCCGCCTTGCCGACACTAGGCTTCCCAGTCTTGGCATCAATCGGCTGCTTCCCCAGCAGCACCGTGAATTTATGCAATAACTGCTTAGGACTGTTCAGGTTGAAACCTGCCTCTTTCTTCGTACCAAGACGAACAGAACCAACAGCTTTAGCCCTCGTATTGAATTGCGGCGGCTCATTTTCCAGCTCCTCGATTTCTGCGTACCACCGCTGGTACGTGTCATCGTCATGGCCCATTTCGGTGACACGTCTTCTGAGTTCCGCCAATCGATCAGCCGAAGGGTTTTCCCTTGGCAGCTTTTCTTCCGGCGGAAGCGCTTCATCCAATTCCCGTAAAAAGTCTCTGCCGAGCGCATCAATGTCGTGTTCGTAATCATCACGAAGTTGCTCAAGATCCAACCGATTCCAGGGCAACCCGGTACGCCACATCTGCGCCATAGCCGGGAGTGCCTTGCACTCTAGTGCATAAGCGCCCGCCAGCCCAGCATTCATCAGCAACCGATCCAGCAGCCCATCCAACTGCAACAACACCTCCACATCCTTCGCCGCATAAAGCATCTGCTCCTCCGACAGCACTGGAGCGCTCCAATCCGACCTCTGCTGCTCCTTATCCACATCCACCTTCAAATACCGCTTCGCCACCTGCGCCAACCCATGCTTCAGGTTGGGCAGCCCATTGTTCAGCAGCTTGCTCGCCAGCATGGAACACCCAACCCGCCCACGCGGAAAGATCCCATGCTCCTGCAGCCACCCCAAATCAAACACCGCATTATGCGCCAGCCAATACTTCTCCCCGTTCTGGAACATAAGCCTGAGCCTCTCCCACTCAGCCTCATCCAACTCAAAACAATCAATAATGATAATCGTTCTCGTTGCCTCACAACCGAGCTGCAACAGCCGCAACTTGCCCACTTCGGGCTGCAGCTGGAGCGTCTCCGTATCAAACGCAACCGAAATGGACGTCGAAATTTTGTCGAGATGCTGGATCCCGAAAAGCACGTTGTAGTCAGACATGGGTGGTCAGAAAGATTGAATGAAAAAGGCGCCCCAGGTATTACCAGAACGCCCAATACTGGTCAAATATCAGGCTTCGCAATACTCCGGGCAATACTCCGGTGCAACACCCTCCCAGTCGTCCTCACGGTCACCACCTGGTTCGTACCAGCAGCCGTCGTCATTAAACAACCAACCGGCCTCAATGCGCCGATTGAACTTAAAATTCTCCCACTCAGCCTCCTCAGGAAACGGAAAGCCGTGTTCGTGCTCCCAGTCAAACTCTGAGATGCCATTGGGCGTGTACCAGCCGCCCTCATCAGCCTCCCAGCCCTCGGCAAACCGCAGCTTTGCAGTGCGGTCCTCATCGCCGTAACGGCTGTACTCATCGGCCTTTTGAAGGTTGTAATGAGCAACCTCTGCATCCAGATACGCTGGAACGTTCTTGTACTTGAACTGGTCGAAAGGATGTGTAGACATGGTCATTCGAGTGGGTCTGTGAATGGGTCGAATTGAAGCTCTTGAATAAGTCGGCTGAGATACCACTCAGCTTTCTGTAGGTCCTGTACACCACCCTTCTCGCGGAACCGCCAGATGTATTTGATGGTGTTGCCCCGCAAAAAGCCGAGGTATTCGTTCATGGTCATAGCCGCCTTGATGGCGTCTATACATTCGATGTCCCCGCCCGTGTAGTGGGCGGGGTTGTTCACGGCATCAGTCGCCATAGTCATCAAACTCGATGGGCGGAATCACGGACCAGTCATTGATCCACGGGAGCATCCGCTCCACGTCTTCAGTGGTTGGTGCGTTATCCGGTGTGATGGGGTCATCCAACACTAGGACGGTCTCGCACACGGCTGGACCGAACTCCGGCGGGTCAAAACGACCGCCAGGCAGCACCTGGATCGCGTCATCCACGATGGCGTGGATGTGCAGGTAGTCGCTGCCCTGCTTGTACTGAAAGGAAACGAGTTGTGCTTGGGGCATGGTTGGCCTCCGAACGACTCCCATAAGGTAGCACACTATGGGAGGTAGCTGGCGATCACCGGAAAAACTTCATATTCGTAAGCGCTCAGCACGCTGGCATCGATCCCGTTCTGCAGCGCCTTCTCGATGTCCTTCTCCAGCTCGCAGAACTGCTCCGGCGTGTCCTGATACAGATACTCCCCAATCTTCATAGGCTTCCCATCGGGGTGGTACGCCGTGTACCTCACGATCGCCAGGTAGCCCGGATCCCGCTTCAGCTTGTAATAGGTGATGGTGGTCCGGGGCTGATCCATCGTTCCAGCCAGTCCATCACCAGTCTGGCCGATGACCACGTATTCCAGCATAATGTAGTAGTCCTCATGGTGAGACTCAATGGACGCAAAACGAGAATTCGCCTACGAGCGCTTCCGCCGCGACATCCAAACTTGCGAAGACGTCAAGCAGCTCCAGGAACTCGCCTGCAAGTTCATGCGCCTATACATGACCCAGCAAGAAACGGTCGATGCCATGGCCCGTAAAGGCTGGCTCCCTTCAAAGGTGCCCTAGGTTTTCAAGCTCGTCTGCAATGACAAGCAATCGAATGCGGTCTTGTTTGCAGTACAACGCAGCAGCACGCAAAGCGGCGGCGAGGTTGTTGATGCTGAGATGACTGGA